GTGGCGGCGTCTATTTTCTCGGGGGTTTCTTTGCCAATAATCTGAGTCTTCACCGGCCCAGCCGCAGGGAACGTGCTCATCATGATTTCAGCTTGGAATTTGACCAAAGCTTCTGAGAGAAGGGGGTGGTAGACGCCGCAAGCACCAATCCAAGGGTCTGCTCGCTCTTCAATCTTCATCCCTAAGAGCTCTAAACCGTCTACATACGTCTGCATCCAGTCTTTGCGGGAGTTGACGTCATCGTCATAGTCACCAATCAGGTCAGTTACGATGCCAGTCACTACTGATTCATCTAAATAGTCTACTAGGTTGGCGTCAAAATCGTCTTCTTCGCCGCCTTCAATCTTAATTTCCATATCACCCATGTTAATTGTGACCTCTTCAGGGTCAACAATCTCAATTTCAATGCCGCCGTCTTCTTCAGTCTCGGGCATTAGGGACTCAATACCCTCTGGCGCAGCGTAAAGTGATTTTTCAATGGACATATGCATCCTTAATAGTAAGAAACTTTGCGTCTAAACGAGCGAACTTCGTCCTCTTCGTCTGTCTGCAAGCGTATAAACCCGCCTTTTCTGAACCTTATCAGAGCCTGCGTAGATGAGTCAACTAAGTCATCATGGTCTGAGTTGGGGAACGCCGCCATCTCTTCCATCAACTCATCAGCCCAGCGCGTAGCTGGCGCCCAAACTTTACCACTGGCAAACAAATCAGATACAGAATTGATCCTCACCATCTTATCATTACCCCTAGATGGCGTAAACTCTTGAACAGGTATTCCCATCGCCCGAAGTTCATAAATCAATGGCGCTCCGGACGCCTTGGCCTCAACGATAAACGCATCTGGCTCCCACTCTTTATAGTGGTTAAAGGCTTTTTCTTTTAACTCTGGGAATTCCATCCGCTTTTTAAACGCATCGAGCAGAATAATATTTGCGTCATTCTGGTTCTCATTCAAATAGAACACACCCCAAGTCGTACACGCCGAATAGTCTGAGCGTTCATTCTTTGTAAAGGCCGTATCCCAAGACTGGATCACAAACTCACACTTAGGCGGGTCTTCGTTTGTCCATTCTTTCCACCACTCCCGCTTAACAATCGCGCCTTGTTCAGAAGTCGGGCTCTGTTGGTACTGGGCATTCCACTTAGCCGCAGGCAGTTCAGACTGTAGAGCGTGGAGTTCTTCAAGGCTCCAGAACTCTGGCCACAGAGGGTTTCCAGAAGGAAGGATCGCAGGGAAGTCAATCACTTCCCAATCATCGTTTCCATCTTTGTCCATGGCAGACTGTAGGATCCGGCCAGTCAGATCTCTCTTGGCCCAGCGCGTCATCACAACAATGATTGCCCCTCCAGGCTGGAGTCGTTGCCGAGGCCCAGAGGTGTACCACTCATAGACTTTATCAAAGACAGTAGGATCTCCAGCGGCAAGGGCGGCTTCTTGTTCGGAGTGGGGATCATCAATGATCAATAGATCAGCGCCTTTACCCGTCACAGTACCGCCCACTCCAATCGCAAAGTATTCTCCGTTTTTATTGGTAGACCAACGGCCAGCGGCTTTGCTGTCAGACCTTAAATTAACATTGGGGAATATCTTAGAGAACGGTTCACTGGCTACTAAGTTACGAACCTTACGTCCAAAGCCAACGGCCAGTTCGGCTGTATTCGAGCACTGGATGATCTTCTTACTGGGATCTCTTCCCAAGAACCAAGCCGGCAACATATAACTGGCAAACTCAGACTTTGTATGCCGAGGAGGCATATTGATGATCAGGCGTTTGATTTTCCCCGTGGCGATCTCTTCGAACTTCTTAGCCATGACCTTGTGATGTCTCCCATCAATAAACCCCGGCCACATTGCGTGGGCAAACTTATTGAAATCATCAAAGGCTTCTTCTCGTTGTTGGCTGGCTTCTAAGGCGTCAAGGTCATCAAGGTAGGCGGCTTGTTCGTTAGAAGGCATCGCAAAGAAAGTAACAGCGGCTTCTTCTGCCTCAGTCTTGGGGAGATTAAGAGCAAACATCACCCTCCTGATAAACAGGTCGCGCTCCTCTTGCATCTCCAGCTGTTGTTTTTTATTCATGCTCTTTAATCAGATCTTGCTTGGCTATCTCTAAAACTCCAATAACTAAAGCCAATGGAACCAGATCGCCATACTCGTATACAAGATCCTTTACGCGCTCACACATCTCGCCCGCTAACTCTCTTTGGCTTTTTGTCGTGTTCTGGATAACGGCAAACTTCATGGCAACTTACTCAACTTCAAGTAAGACGGGCGCACACTACGTGCCGAATTCTTAGCCCTGCGGCATATCCCTAAATCACACAGCTTCTTCACAACCCGATGAACATTCCCGCGCCCCTTATCCCCAGTGTGGAACATGATGTCATCTATAGAAGGCCCATACCCATAGTTCCTCCAATACTCATCTATCACAAGGAACACAGTCCTTTGCTTCTCAGTCATACACGCCCCTATACACGCATCTAACGTATGTTTAATCGCTTCTCTATTCTTATGGATCATTGTAAGAAATCAGTAAGTTTGATATTAACAGCTGTTAATATGCCCCCCACCCCTTTTTGTATACGAAACACATAGGGGGGGTCATTCCTTATCAAAGTCGAGGACGGTGTCAGCAGAATTTTGTGCACCCCCCCCATTGTTTTTATTTGGTGATTGGATGAGTGAAACAGTATGCGTTAGGTCATGCGCGTGCACACCGCCCGCAGGCGCGCCCACCCCGTCCGTGGGTGCGTGCAGGGACGCATTCGCAAGCCCATCACCCCGAATTTCCTGCAGCAATGTGAGCCCATCGTCCTGCTTGGCCGTCACATCACTGGCTTTGCCCAGTCGTTCGAGCAATCGTGTGCGTATGTCCGAGCTCTTGTGCACGATAGTCGTCTCCTTTCTCTCCAGAAAAGCCCCGACCTCGAACAGTTGGCCGATAAGTTGCAATGCCTTCATGCGTTGTGCCGGGGGAAAGTCATCATCAAGGGAGTGCTGGACGAGTTGTTGCACCAGTAAGGCCTTCAGTTGAACAGGGGTTCGATGTTTCTCTGCCTCTAAAGCCAGTCTGTAGGCCTCGACCTCACGTTGTATCCTAGTATCGGACGCTAGCTTGTATGGTGCGGTGACGATGGTTGACTTGGCAGGCTTTGGGTTATAGCTCTTCCTATACGCATTGGCCTTAGTCTCACCGAGTGCGAGTGCGTGTGCGAAGGCTTTCATCTTCCCAGTCATCTTGGGTGTCTTACCCTCTCCTGAACTCAGTAAGGTTTCGATAGGGACTTGTTCAAGGCCTTCTCTGATTTGCGTGCGAGTAAGTTTTTGTGGCATGGTGTTTTCATGGGTATGAAATAAGAATCCCGAACATAGCAGACCGCGCGACACAATGCAAACCAGTCAGGCCGGACTGGTCATCGAGCTCCATCACCGCATCCAGTCCCTTCACTCTGTTAACCCATGGATGAACTCAGGCCAAGAAGGACGCGCGAGCTCCATCACGCGAGGCTTGTCCAGCACCTAAAAATAATTTAATAAAACATGATAAAAAGACTTGACAACATATGACATGACATTATGTAATAGCGATTCATGTGTTAGTTTATTAAGTTTAGGAGTAAGTCAATGAAGCCTCTCTACCTCATAGCCTGCAGTAACAAGAAGCTCGACCGCCCTGCAAAGGGACGCGACCTCTATCAAGGCCAAGCCTTCAAGTTTGCTCTACGCGCCTCTGAACGCGCTGAAGCAGACGTCATCATCCTCTCTGCTCTTCATGGTGTTGTTATGCCATACGCACAATACGCGCCCTATGACAAAGCCCTCTGCAACATGACCAAGGCCGAACGCGCTGAGTGGGCAGAGATAGTGCAAGCCCAGTTAAGAATGCTCGGTGCACAAGACCGAGAGATCACAGTCCTCGCAGGAGCTCACTACGCGAGTGCAGTCGAAGGTTTCCCCAATGTCCGATTACCTCTCAAGGGTCTAGGTATCGGTCAGCAATTACAGACCCTCAAACACTTAGGAGAATGAACCATGTCAAAACTAATCCTCAAGAAAAACGGCTATGAGATATGGGCAAAGTTTGATCACGATGCCGAGGTCTATGAGCTCTTCTTTGAAAAAGAGTGCGAGTCCTACACAGGATGGGCAGTCGATTCCCTCAAGGACGCTGAGTCGGCCTCTCGATACATCCTCGAAGAACAGATGGCCGAACAGGCTGACTGGAATCAACGCAGTCAATACCTGCTAGACGATGCCTGAGTCATGCTTGAAGCCTCGCGAGTCGGGGCTTTGAGGATTACCCACCAACCCAAAGGAGAACGATGATCACCATAAAGATTGACACCGCCAACTCAGCATTCGAGGACAACCCCTACGAGATGGCTGAACTACTGGAGAAGCTCGCCAAGTCTTGGAGGCTTCACCATGACCTTCCCGAGAGTGCCAAGGATTCCAATGGCAATACTGTTTGCGAAATAACTCTAGAGGACTAAACCATGACAGACGTTGAATACAAATACATGAATGACCAACTCATCAAAGCCATTCCCCTGCCACCGCAGGATTGTGGTCAGATCAAACTCAAACTGCATTCCGAGCTCGGCCAGTCCAACTGGCTGAACATTACTCCCGCCCAACTCAAGAAGATTGAGCTGACCTTGTTGGGGGACGTATGAAGTATTACCGCCACACAACAACCCTGCGTGAGGAGCTCCTGCTCAAGCGCAGACTGGAACGAGTCCAAGCAGGATACGAATTCATCCTCGCAATGTTCGTCTGCCTTGCAGTCGTCTTTATCAGCGTTATGGTGCTCGCATGAACGAAGCTCAATACCTCAAGACCGAGTCCGAGGTTATTGAGCTCGGCTACCGCTATGAACGCGGTTCTCTTCAAAGGTGTATCGCGATACATCAGACCTTCAGCAATCTACTTCAGCAATACCCAATTTACCGCGACCACTTCAAACACTTGTTTGAGCAGGGACGCAAGGAAGGAAGGTTAAGCAAATGATTCGTCTATGGGTTCATTGCAATACCCCAATGGAAGGCGACCATTGGCACTTAGCGAGCTCGGCCAAGACCCTTTCGCAGGCGATTAGGCTGCTTGACCCAATTTGGAAAAAACGCGCCCGAATGATGGTCTATGACCGAGGAGTCGCGACCCCAACTAAACACCTTATCAACACAGGAGCAAAACCATGACGCACGAAATAGTCCACAAGGAATCAGGCCGAATCATTGGCACATACCCAAACTGGCAGAAGGCCTTTGAGGCTTATGGCCAACTTGGCTATGAGCAGACAGACCACGCAATCGGTGAGGCCGATACAGGCTATCTTGAACGAGTCAGACAGGCCGACAAAGATTACGAGCTCTCGCGCCAACGCTACGAGGCCATGCGTATTAACAGAGGTGAACCGCCAAAGGAAATAGACGAACACAGGTTTTGGGATTTGCTCACAGTCCTGATGCCTGCTGACTGGACACAAAAAACAGACACCGAGTCATTCAGACTGATTGAACTACACACAGATGACCTCTACACATGGTGCGCCCGAGTCGGTGATCGCTACTTTGAAATGGTCTGCCCCAAGAAAACCACACACGCAAAAATTATCAAACTTGTTAAGGAGCAAATGAAATGAAAGTATCCGAGCTGATCAACCAACTCACCCAGTTGCCACAAGAACTCGATGTCTTGATTTGGGACGCAGGAAACCGCATGGGCATTTCAATGGTGGATGACGCATTCATTCATGACGAGCAATACCCATTCGTTGAGCTGAACACAGACACAGACGAGGAGAAGAAATACTTAGTGAAAAACCACAACGGCACACTTTTAGGCAAATTTGAAACTAAGTTTGCTGCCGAATATGAAGCCAAGTTTTACCGCGAGCAAACAGGCAATCCCGCATACATCGAGGAGCAATTAGCATGAAATACACAATCAAATCAGCATTCATTACCCATCAAACCGCAGAGATCGAAGCAGACGATTATGACCATGCTTACAGACTGGCCAGTCTGCTTCTCAACAAAACTAAAGACGATTCGGTTTCATTGAATTTCAAAACAACTGAAATTGAAAGCAAAAAGATCAAAGAAATAACTTTGTCTGATGCCAACCTTAACGAAGAACAAATCGCATTTGTAGAAGCCTACTTGTCCAATGTTGCAAGTGCTGACCGCGATACTGTTGTAAAGTTTTTGTTGGCCAAGGATCA